ACAACTCTACGGTCAGATCGACCACCTATTAGAGATTTCAGCCAAGTGTCTCAGGGCACGAGAGGATCTATTCGATGGCACCTAAATATGACCACACAGGAATAGAAGGAGCAAACGAGGGTTTAAAAGAGATCCCGTTTATGCCCTCTACTATTGAAAACATCGACACAGCGATCTTCAACTTCATAAAAGATGAACTGGCCCTGCAAACAGAGACAAACAAAGGCAATGTCCGTGTTCCTGTTCTTTGGGTTGCAGCAGAGCGTTCACACCAAGTAAAGAACAGGGACGACCAAGACATCCGAGACAGAAAGGGAAAGTTCATTCTCCCTCTAATGTCACTTGAAAGATCGTCTATGACAAAAGACCCTGCCTTTAAGGGAACTTTTCAGGCTCACTTACCTGACTTTGGCAAAGGACTCCACAGAGTCCGCAGGGTCAACGTTCCAGCAGCGAGGCGAATAAACCAAGGCAAGACATCAAACTTTATGAACGCCTTCTCAAAAAGACAATATGGTGCTGGTAACAATGTAGGCAATGGACAATTAAACTTCCCGATCAAAACAAAGACGGACAAAAGCCGTGTTGTTTTTGAAACAGTTTACATGCCTATTCCCATTTGGGTCAACGCAATGTACTCCCTCCGCATCAGAACAGAGTATGTCCAGCAGATGAACGATCTAACCCAGCCTTTCTATTCCTTTACAGGACAGGCTAACTCTTTCTTCATCACAAACGAAGGTCACAGATACGAAGCCTTTGTTGAAGGCGACATCTCTTATAGCAACAATGTTTCGGATCTTGGCGAAGACGAAAGAACCTACATCACAGACATCAAGTTCAAAGTCCAAGGCTATTTGATGGGCGAAGGTAAGAACGATCCAAAGCCGAAGTTTACAACAATAGAAAACTATGTAGATGTGAAAATTCCAAGAGAAAGAGTAATCTTGGGAGACATAAACACCTTCCTAGACGACGACGAAGGTTTTTATAGAGAGTAAAGGTGGTTGCTTCTATAATAGACTATTTATTATGAGAAACGCATTGTAGTATGAATGCTGCACAAGGAGACTAATAGATGCCAGTTGACAAGTTTAGATTCGTTTCCCCAGGTATTTTCCTAAACGAAATCGATCAGTCCCAAATCCCAGCCCTACCCGAGAACGTCGGCCCCGTTATCGTTGGCCGCACCGAGAAGGGGCCGGGCATGATTCCAACCAAGGTCCGCTCTTTTTCAGAGTTTGTTGAGATCTTCGGAAACCCAATTGCCGGTCTTGGCGGTGTAAGTGATGTCTGGCGTGAGGGCAACTATTCTTCTCCTACCTACGGTGCTTATGCAGCGCAGGCTTACCTCCGCTCTGGTGTCGGCCCTGTCACATTCATTCGTCTAGTCGGAACCGAGCACCCAGATGCTAACGCTGCTGGCAAGGCTGGTTGGGAGACACAGAATGCCCCTGACACCGCACTTGCTTCCAATGGCGGTCCCTTTGGTCTCTTCATCTTCCCGTCTGGCGCTGATGGTTCAACTTATGATGGCACACTCGCGGCCGTTTGGTACATGGATAGTGGCTCTGTTCCAGTTCTTTCCGGCACGTCTCCTGCTGGCAACCAGATTGAAGGTGTTGCTACACTAGTCAAGTCCGACGCCTCTGGTCAGTTCAAGGTCCGAGTTATTCAGACTCCAAGCACAGAAATCGAAAATGTCACTTTCTCCTTAAACGAGAGCAGCGAGAACTTTATTCGTAAGGTCTTCAGCACAAACCCACAGTTGGTAACCACTCTAATCGAGGGTACCGATAACGACAAGCCTTACTGGCTAGGCGAGACTTTCGAGCGTCATCTTACAGTAGAGAGTCTTGTTCCAAGTTCAAACGACTACTATGGAGCAATCCTCCCAGTTGTTTCTGGAAACGCTGACGAAGGCAACCACGACAAGCGCATGGCTTACCGTGACGCTCACTCTGGCTGGTTCTTCGGCCAGAACCTCTCTGCTGACACCGGCAGTTACTCTTATGGTGGAATGCAGAAACTATTTAAGTTTGTCGGCATTAATGGCTACGGTTCTTGGCTACAGGACAATGTAAAGATCTCCATCGACAACATTCGTGCTTCTGCAAATGAGAATGTCAAGTTTGGAACTTTCGATGTTGTTGTTCGTAGAGCAGACGATAGCGACCTTCGACCGGTTGTTCTAGAGCGCTTCTCAAACTGTAGTCTTGATAAGAACTCCCCCAACTTCGTTGCCGCCAAGATTGGCGACATGCAGATGGAGTGGGATTCAACTGAAAAGCGTTACCGCGACTTTGGTGATTTCCCGAATGCTTCACGTTACATTCGCGTCCATATGCACTCTGATTACGATACGAGTGCTCCAAATGCTGCTCTCCTACCGTTCGGTGTTTATGGTCCACCCCGCTTCCCGGCGGCCACATTCACTTCTGCGAGCACGGCAATTAGTCCGGCGACTGCTTACATCCAGGGCTCTGGCAATGTTCCAACCGCTCACTTCGTTGACGGTGGTAAGTTTGTCAACGCTGACAACGAAGCCTTCGGAACGGCAAACATTGTCTTCCCGGCGGTTGGAATTCGTGTTACAGCATCAACCGAGGCAGCGGATTCTAGCGACGGAGCAGATCCTACATCAAACGCTTACTTCGGACTACAGACGGGCAAGAACGTTTCTTCAAACGTGACAGACCCTGGCTACGCAGATTACCTTCGCGCTTTCGGTTCTGAAGTTATCTCCGACGCCCAGTGGGTTGACGACTTCGGCAAGGCGAGCCTACCTAGCACACTTGACCATCAGTGGATCTTCTCACTCGATGAGATTATTGTTACAACCGGCTCTAACTTCACGTCGTCTGCTCCGTCGAACAATATTACACAGGCTGTCTGGTCTTCAGGTTCCATGGCCGCAGGCACCTCTTGGACTGCTTCAAGTTCACTTGGAACAGCCCGCTTCAAGAACGTCCTCGACTCAAGAATCAACCGCTTCACTTCGCCAATGTTCGGAGGCTTCGATGGCCTAGACATTACACAGCGTGACCCATTCCGTAACTCTCTTATCGACACCAATCCGACAGAGCAGAACAGTTATGTTTATTACACGCTTCGTCGTGCGGTTGACACGGTTGCCGATCCAGAGGTTGCCGAGATGAACCTCCTAAGCATCCCAGGCATTACTGATGATCGCGTCACAGACCACATCATCCAGACTGCCGAGGCTCGCGGCGACACTCTCGCTGTCATTGATGTCGAGGGTGGCTTTACGCCAAGGCATGAAAGTGCAAACTCACGCTCCGATCGTAAGGGCAACCTAAACACTGTTCTTACCAACATCAAGGCAAGAAACCTAAACAACTCTTACGGTGCTGCTTACTACCCATGGGTTAAGGTCCGCGACACCATCAACGGCGTTCTCCTTGATGTTCCGCCATCTGTTGTTGCTCTCGGTGTTCTAGCGAGCACAGAGCGCTCTGCTGATGTCTGGTTCGCTCCTGCCGGTTTCAACCGAGGTGGACTCTCCAACGGTGCTGGCGGCCTTCCGGTTGTCGGCGTCGAGACCAAGCTAACTTCACGCAACCGTGACGATCTCTACGACGTAAACATCAACCCGATTGCTTCTTTCCCAGCGGAAGGCATCGTGGTCTTCGGTCAGAAGACGCTTCAGGCTACGCCTTCGGCTCTCGACCGAATCAATGTCCGTCGTCTAATGATCTTCGTCAAGCGTGGCATCTCAAGAATCTCTGCCGGAACACTCTTCCAGCCAAACGTCCAGGCTACATGGAACGACTTTAAGAGCCGTGCCACGAAGTTCCTAGACAGCGTGAAGGTTAACTTCGGCATTGATGACTACCGTGTTGTCCTTGACGAGACAACAACAACTCCAGATCTTGTGGACAGAAACATTCTTTACGCCAAGATCTTCATTAAGCCAACACGCGCCATCGAGTTCATTGCCATTGACTTCATCATTACTCGCTCTGGTGCTTCTTTCGAGGACTAAAACAAAGTAATCACTATTTACTACAAAGAGGAGAATTTTTGTAATGGCAGACAACACACAGAACTTCTGGACCAATGCAGCGGCTAGGGATCCAAAAAGAGGCTTTAGATTTAGAGTTCAGTTTCAGGGAGGTGGTTCTGCTTCCCTAAACGGCATCCTTTGGTATGCTAAGAAGGCAAGCAAGCCATCTGTCTCTTTTTCCGAGGCTTCACACCAGTATCTAAACCACACCTATTACTGGCCGGCGCGTACAGAATGGAGTGAGGTTGACATTACTTTTGTTGATCCTGTCGAGCCAGATGTCGGCGGTTCACTTGCTGATCTTCTTATTGCTGCCGGTTACCGTATTCCAGGCGGCATCAATGCAGACACAGATTTCTCCTCTGTCTCCAAGTCTGAATCCGTTGGTGCTCTTGGGACGGTCTTGGTTGAGCAGATTGACGAAGATGGAAACGCTGTTGAAGAGTGGACTCTAAACAACGGCTGGATCAAGGAGATCACTTTCGGCGACCTAGACTACAGTTCCGATGACCTTACAGAAGTTACTCTTAAGGTCCGTTATGACTGGGCCACTTTCACAAGCCCACAGTCCACCGTCAGAACTCTACCAAGATTTACACCAGGCTCCAACTAAAGGAGGCTGAATGGCTCCAGTTGACGATTTTGTAGATGTGGTGCTTCCTCAGTTTTGGACAACTAAGGAAGCAGACCCGTTTTCAGGACCAAGAGATCCGAAACTTCAGTTTCGGTTCAAGGTTGTTATTCCTGGTTTCGCGTTAGAAGACATTCGCCCCGAAGAGGGCGATGTTTTTGCTGATGACCAGGATGGCGAAAACGGTGTTGCCTGGTATGCAAAGTCTATTGACAAGCCAGGAATGACCATTGTTGACCCGAATAAAGGTCAATATGCTACACAGTTCTTTCCCCTAAATCCAAGTCCAAAGGTTTCTAACCCACAATACAAAGAAATCAGTATGGTTCTTGTTGATCCGTATTACCCAAACACAACAAGAAAGATTGCAAGGCTTTTTCGTCGAGGTGGATTGAACGAAGACCAGGCTAGAAGAATCATTTTCAACAAATATGGTCCTGGCCAAGATGCTCTTGTTAGTAGTTTCTTGGACACGATCGGGGAAGTCCAGATCTTTCAATTGGATCACAAAGGCAACGAACTTGAAAAGTGGACTCTTTACAACGCTTATCCAAGTTCGGTTGATTTTGGAAAGTTGGACTATTCCTCTGATGGTCTTGTAGAGATCTCGATGACTTGGTATTACTCAAACTTTAAAGTCGAGTTCCCCAAGGTTGGTCGAGAGCAGTATTACGATTACTTTGCAGATGGCAATAATGTCAACCCAGAGCAAAGCAAACCGACAGAAGGCAAAATAAGAACTAATTGCAACTCTATCTACGACTCTATGTATAGCGGCGTCAGTCAAGATTTAAGACCAAACTTTGAAGATTGGCTTGCAGAAGGAAACTGTCCGGGTTATACTGCTACAGGAAATGTTATTGAGAGCGACACATCCGGCGCAGAGGAGAACTACACAACCCGTGAGAATGTGCGAGGAGCAGTGACATTTGATGAATTTGTCGAAGAAGAAGCGGCCCAGCAGAGCCGTTCATATCCTGTTGAGAGTGATTCCGATTTTTCATTTGAATAAATAACAAGAGGTAATAATGAGAGATAACAGCAAGCGTTTTGGAACGGGAGCAGAAGCCCCACCACAAACGCACGAGACGAGTGAGACAGACGAAAGACCAACATTTAACTTTGCAGTTCCTACAGAGTTGGTTGATCTTCCGTCAAAGGGACGCTTCTACCCAGAAGGTCACCCTCTACATATGGCAGAGACCATTGAAATCAAATACATGACAGCAAAGGACGAAGACATTCTAACTTCTCCTTCACTTCTTAAGAAGGGCATTGCCATTGACCGCTTCCTAAGCAACATCATTCTTAACAAGCGCATCAATGTTCAGTCTCTTCTAACAGGCGATAAGAACGCCATTCTTGTTGCTTCCCGCATCAACGGCTTTGGACCGGACTATACAACGAAGGTCACATGCCCCAACTGCACAACGGTTTCAGAGAACACATTTGATCTTGATGCTGTTGAAGCTTACTATGGTGATGACCACGAGGGGCACGACATTGTTCCCACTGAACATGGAACTTTCACCATCCGTCTTCCAAAGACCAAGTTTGAGGTTGAGGTTCGTCTTTTGACAAACCGAGACGAGAATGAACTGGTTTCCAGAATGCAGTCGAAGAAGAAGGCTGCTTACGAAACGAACCTAACCGATCAACTTCGCAAGATCATCGTTTCAATAAACGGCGTAGAAGACCTACAGACCATCCACAGGGCGGTTGAAGTCCTTCCCGCTTATGACTCCCGTTATTTGCGCGCGGCTTACCTGAAGGTCGTTCCAGGGCTTGACATGACCCAACACTTTGCTTGTCCTTCTTGCGGTTTTGAAAAGGAGGTGGACATACCTTTAACGGTAGATTTCTTTTGGTCTAGACAATAACTACATCCAGTCCGTGTATGAGGAGTTTTTTCTTCTAAAGTATCACGGCAACTGGTCTTTTGCCGAGGCTTACAATCTACCAATAACAATCCGCAGATGGTTCCTCCAGCGTCTCGCTGACCAAATCAAAAAGGAAAATGAGAAGACAGAGGAAGCAATGAAGAAGTCTAAGTCCGGTAGGCGTTAAGCCTTCGGGCTTTTTGCTTTTGGAAACTATTTATAGGGAGAAGGGGATTTATTGTAAATGGATAACCTA